CAACTTCTGGAACATCAGGCGGTTTCAAACAAATCGGTATATCAAAAGATCCGGACAACAGTGACACAGGTTCAGCAAATGCTAACGCATATGTTGTATTTAACACTGGTGAACATATCTTTAAATTAACAACAGGCGTATAATAGAATAGGAGAATAATATTATGGCAATATCAAGATCACAACTAGTCAAAGAACTAGAGCCAGGATTGAATGCACTATTCGGCCTGGAATATAAGAACTATGCAGATGAGCATACTCAGATTTTCGACATCGAAAATTCTGACAGAGCTTTTGAAGAAGAAGTGATGTTATCTGGTTTCGCAAATGCTTCAGTTAAACCTGAAGGTTCAAGCGTAAACTACGATACAGCACAGGAATCTTTCACTGCTAGATACACTCACGAAACACTTGCTTTAGCATTCTCAATCACTGAAGAAGCGATTGAGGACAATTTGTATGACAGACTTGCGTCTAGATATACAAAAGCATTAGCTAGATCTATGGCTAACGCTAAACAAGTTAAAGGAGCAAATGTGTTAAACAATGCGTTTGATTCTTCTTTCACAGGTGGTGATGGAGTAGAACTATGTTCTGCTGTTCACCCAATCATAGCTGGAACGTTTAAAAACGAACTATCAACATCAGCTGACCTTAACGAAACATCGTTAGAGCAGGCTCTTATTGATATCGCAGCAATGACTGACGAGAGAGGATTAAAAATTGCAGCTAAAGGAGTTAAAATGATAATTCCTTCTGCGCTTCAATTTACAGCTGAAAGACTGATGAAGTCTCAAGGCAGAGTTGGAACGGCTGACAATGACATCAACGCAGTTGGAAGCATGGGAATGATTCCACAAGGTTATGTAGTTAACCACTACTTAACTGACACAGATGCGTTTTTCATCAAAACTGATGTACCTAATGGACTAAAAATGTTCGTTAGAGCACCAGTTAAAACTTCGATGGAAGGCGACTTCGAAACTGGAAACGTTAGATACAAAGCTAGAGAGAGATATTCATTTGGATTCTCAGACCCTAGAGGTATCTTCGGATCACCAGGAGCGTAATCTAAATAATTAATTAATGAGGCGGGGCCACAATCTCGCCTCATTTTTTTTGTAACATCTAAAAACCAATGAAAAAATTCTTAATTAAAATCACTGCATATGGCTATATTACTAAATTTATAGTTATGGCTAAAGATACCCCTGAAAGTATTGAAAATGCTATCCTTGACAAACTAGGAAAAAATGATATTAATTGGGATGATTCCGATTTTTATGATCGGAAAAAAAAATGGTTGACTTTTGAGGAGGTCAAAGATGATGAACTTACAAGACCTGTACAAACAAAAAAGGTCCTTGGAGTTGACGTGGGAGCAGGAGCATCTCAATTCGGGTAAATATACACTCGATATGGTCAGGATTGACCATAAAGTTAGAGCGTTAATTGCTGACATTAAAAGACAAGAAGCAGAATTAGCACATAGCACTAACAAAATAGAAGACGCAGCCCCCGAAGTTTCAGTAGCTACTTAATAAAAAGCTACATCATAGAAAACGTATTTTCTTTACAGGCTCTCTTGCACTTCATATAAATTTGTTGTATCTTTGCAACACTATACATAAAAAATAAAATGAATATAGACGCGTATAGTCGACATCCCTAGGGACTATATTCAAATATTCTAGGAGGAATATAAAATGGCAACAACAACGTTTAACGGACCGGTAAGGTCTGAAAAAGGGTTTCAAGTAGCAACTAAAAATACGTCTACTGGAGCTTTTACAACTAGAATGAGTTCAGGCATGCCTGACTTAACTGGTTTATCAATATCAGATGTAGCAACAGCATCTACGCTAACTTTAGCGGCAGATACAATTTCTGTTATAAACTACACAGGAGCAGCTGCTTGTACAGCAACTCTACCTGCAGCAACAGCAGGAACAATAGTAGTTTATTGTCAATCAAAAGACACTACAGGTGGAACAGCTACATTAGTTTTTGATGCAGCAGGTTCTGATGTTTGGGCAACTGGTTCAGTAATTGAATCAAGAGCTTCAAATGAAGTAACTTTTGATACTTCAGCAGCAAGTGAAACAAAATTAACTTTCACACCAGCTAACGCAGCAACAAACTTGTTGACTACTGGTGGACAGATTGCTTTCATTTGTTACGAAGATGCTACATGGCATATTGCAACAAAACTAGCAGCTGAGACTACTCAAGTCACAGGTGCATTTGTTTTTGCAGCGTAATAATAATTAACTTAAGTGGGGCTTCGGCCCCACAGTTTCTTAATTAAGGAGGGAAACATGGCAGACACAGTAACAGGACCAACTATCTTACAACAGAACGATAAGAGAGTTGTTATTAAAATAGTAAATCAATCAGACGGAACAGGTGGAACTACAGTTTTTGGTGATGTCTCAGCTTTAGACGCTAGAGAAGACGGAACTGCAGTAGCTCACTTAGGACTACTTAGAGTTTGGTATTCTTGTCAAGGCGGAGATGGCGGAGATTCATACGCAAGATTAGATGAAGAAGACTCTGATGGAGATATTCCTATCATTGGTTTAACTGGCGCAGGATATTGGGACTTTAGAGAATTTGGTGGAATACCTGCAGATAAATCTAGTAACAGTAATCAAAGTGATGTTAATTTTGTAGTACCTGGTGCCGCAGACGATGGTAACATGTACACAGTTATAGCAGAGTTTCAGAAAATTTATTAGGAGGTAACGGATGGCCAATACAACTTCCGGCACAGTTACTTTTGATAAAACGTTTGCAGTCGATGATTTAATTGCAGAGGCATACGAACGTATCGGATCGCAACTTAGTTCTGGAAATCAATTAAGATCAGCAAGAAGATCTCTTAACATATTATTTCAAGAGTGGGGTAATAGAGGTTTACACTATTGGGAAATAGCTGAGACTAATATTGACTTAATTGAAGGTCAAGCTGAATATACTTTTTATAGAGCAAGCGCAGATGGAACTTCTTCTGTAACTACTGCACCTTCAAGTGTTTATGGTGTAGCAGATGTTTTAGAGGCAACTATAAGAACAAGTCGAACATCTACATCACAAGCTGATTCTGCTTTAACAAAAATTGACAGATCAACATACTCTGGTTTAGCAAATAAATTATCTAAAGGAACACCTTCACAATACTTTGTTCAAAGGTTTATTGATAAAACAACTGTAACTTTTTACCCAACTGCAGATTCTAGTAATGCGTCAAAAGACGTTCATATTTATTATGTTAAAAGAATTCAAGATGCAGATTCAACTTATACAGATGCAACAGACGTTCCATACAGATTTGTACCTTGTATGGTATCAGGGTTAGCTTTTTATTTAGCACAGAAATATAATCCACAATTAGTACAACAAATGAAATTATTATACGAAGATGAGTTAGCAAGAGCTTTAGCAGAAGATGGTTCTTCTTCAAGCACTCATATAACTCCTAAAACTTATTACCCAGGAACATAATGGCATTATCAAAAGGAAAATACGCAAAAGCAATATCAGACAGATCGGGAATGGAATTTCCATATAACGAAATGATAAAAGAATGGAATGGTTCTTTTGTGCATATTTCTGAGTATGAAGAAAAACATCCTCAATTAACACCACGTGCGCACGGAGGAGAAGGACAAGGTTTATTAAATGCAAGACCTGCTAGAACAGAAAATGAAGTTGCAAGACCTTTAGCACCTGATCCTTTTGAAACTATTGCAGCATCGTCAGGTATTATAAATGTATTTGAAAAATCTCATGGAAGATCTACTAGTGATACAGTACGATTTAGAGGACCTATACACACTTCTTCTGATCCAGATGGTTTTGAAAATCCAAAAGGCTTTGATGGTGTAACAGGAGCTAATTTAGCAAAATCTGCTGGCTACTCAATAACTGTAGGCAAAAGAGATTCAAGCGGAAATATTACAAATACAGAAGATTTCTATCACTTTACTGTAGATACAAACACTGCTACAAGTGGAGGAGTATCAGGAGGAGGAAATAGTTGTTCGGCAGGACCAGCAACTTTAACAGCATAATATGGCAGGACTAAGCGCATCAGGATTAATAACACAAATAAGAAATTATACAGAAGTAGATAGTTCTGTATTATCTGATTCTGTTATAGAAAACATTATTTTAAACGCTCAATATAGAATATTTAGAGATGTTCCAGTTGATGCTGATAGAAAAACATCTACAGGTAATTTTACAGCTAACACAGGCACTGTAACTGTGCCAGCAGGAGCTGTATTCGTTAGAGCAGTTCAAGTTTACACCGCAACTGGATCTACTTATACAGGCGCTAATACATATTTAGAAAAAAAAGATTTAACATTTTTAGAAGAATATATTGCAGCAACCACATCTACTGGAACACCAAAATATTATGCCATGCTAGACACAGGGGCAACTGGAGAGAGTTCATCAAACTCTGGATCCATAATTGTGTCACCAACACCAAGTGGAACATTTGCTTACAAAATACATTATAATGCAGTTCCAGCTTTATTAGAAAATAACGACACTAATTATATTAGTATGAATTTTCCAAATGGTCTGTTATATTGTTGTTTAGCAGAGGCTTATGGCTATTTAAAAGGGCCAGCAGATATGCTACAATTATATGAAGCAAAATACAAAGAAGAAGTTCAAAAATTTGCAGGAGAACAAATAGGTAGAAGAAGACGAGACGACTACACTGATGGCACTGTTAGATTAGGAGTAGATTCAGTAAAACAATAGGATAAATTATGGCATCATCATATACAGACCTCGGTATAGAAAAAATGGCAACTGGCGAAAACGCCGGTACATGGGGAACAAAAACTAATACCAATTTAGAAATTATTGAAAAAGCAATTGCTGGTTATGTAGAACAAGCAGTAACTAGTGGTGGAACAACAGCTTTATCTATAACAGATGGTGACTCAACAGAATCAACATCCGTTGCAAGACATGCTGTTATAAAATTAACAGGAACAATAACAGGAAACTCAATTGTAACTGTTCCAGATTCAGTAGAAAAAGTTTACATTGTAACTAATGGAACGTCAGGCGCATACACT